GGCGGAGTTCCCGCAGCGCCTTCTATTACCGCAAATGGCAATATGACCTTTAGCGGAAATACCTTAGCCCGCCGATCTGACCAATCTACTTCTATGGTCGAAGGTCAAGGCGGACAAGCTGGTACACCATTTACATATACAGGCGGAATGTCCGTCACAGGACTAGAGGGATTATATGCAGACCTCAGCGAAGCAACGGCCGCAACAATCAACCAACTACGAACATCTTTCCAAGTCCAAAAACTCCTCGAGCGTGACGCAAGAGGCGGAACTCGATACACAGAAATCGTCCGCAGTCATTTTGGCGTTATATCACCTGATGCTCGACTACAACGACCTGAGTACCTCGGAGGCGGAACAACTTCTATCAATATCTCGCCAGTTGCACAATCGTCGGCTACAGGCTCTTACACAGAAACTCCGCTCGGTACACTCGGCGGAATGGGAACGTCAGTTCTTCGCAACGGATTCTCAAGCTCATTTACAGAGCATGGCGTCATCATCGGACTTGTTAGCGTCCGTGCTGATCTCACGTACCAACAAGGCGTCCACAAAATGTGGAACAGATCAACCAGGTACGACTTCTACTTCCCAGCATTCGCCCATTTAGGCGAACAACCAATTCTCAATAAGGAAATATATGCGACTGGAGATTCCACTATCGATGACGGAGTATTCGGATACCAAGAGCGATGGGCTGAGTATCGCTACAAGCCTTCGCAAATCAGCGGATACTTTAAATCTACAGACGCTACACCAATTGACGGATGGCATTTGGCTCAACACTTCACATCCTTGCCAACGCTCAACGATTCCTTTATACAAGACAATCCTCCTATCCAACGAGTAATCGCGGTAGGAGATAAGGCTAACGGCCAAGAGTTCATACTTGATACGTTCTTCAATGTACAGATGGCAAGGCCAATGCCAATGTATTCTGTACCAGGCATGATCGACCACTTTTAATCATGTGGGCGGCTCTAGCACCAGCATTAATCCAGGGAGGCGCTAGCCTTCTTGGAGGAGTGCTATCTAACAATCAAAAAACTGCATCAGCGGCAGAAGCGAATCGCTTTTCTGCCCAGCAAGCACAACAACAAATGGACTTCCAAAAGGAAATGTCCAACACGCAATATCAGCGAGGCGTAAAGGATATGAAAGAGGCTGGCCTCAATCCTATGCTCGCTTACTCCCAGGGCGGCGCATCAGCACCTAACGGAGCGGCCGCAACAGGCGTAGCAGTATCTAATTACGACAACCTGGGCGAATCATTCAATAGCGGCTATAACGCAAGCCGCCAAACTACTTCCAATGTCAAAAAAGCAGACCAGGACATTGAAAAGTCAAAACAAGATATTAAAAAGTCTGAACAAGACGTAAATACTTCTTCAGCACAAGAAGCAAAGCTGAAAGAAGATACTAAAAAAACGATCGAAGAAACAATCAAGACTGTTCTCGATCAAAAGCAAACCGAAGCAAAAACAGACAACATCAAAGCAGAATTGGACAACATTAAACAAATGTTCCAACTGCTTATTCAACAAACCAATACACAAAAAACCCAGCAACGGGTTAATTCAGCCGTTGCCGCAAACACAGACCAAGACACCAAAATCAAAGTTCCACAGGAAAACTTTGCTGGATCTAAATTGGGCGAATACATGCCCTTCCTTAAAGGGACTCTCGACCTCTTTTCGTCAGCCGCAGACGCCTATTCAACGATCAGGGGTCGCAGAGGCTCTTCCACATCTACAACCACGGATAGCCGTGGAAACTCTTCTACAACTCGGAGCAACCAGCGATGAAACCAACCAAAACTTTCGTACGGACACCGTACAACTACGATTTGAAGCAGGCTTCAATCGACACAGGGCTAACTTGCCCTGAACCATCACGTGCAAAACAAGAATTCCGTGATGAATGCGACATCAATAGAATCATGTTGCAATACGGAAAAACTGGGGAGATTCCCCAGGTCTCAGGAGCGGTCTATGGCGACTTTTCCAGCACCATGTCATACCACGACATGCAAAACACTCTGATCGAGGCTCAGACGGCCTTTAAAACGCTTCCAGCGTCAATCAGAGCAGAGTTCAACAATGACCCAGGACAGGTCATTGATTTCTTGAACGATCCAGCCAATCGAGATAAGGCCATAGAAATCGGCCTAATCGATGGCCAAATCACTGCTAAACCAGCAGAAACAGAAACCCCGAAGGGTGAGAACCCCTGACCTCGTCCGTCAGGGGGCACTATTACCTTACTTGATGTAATAGTGCCAGGTGACACAAGTCACCTGTTCTCAAACAAACCACAACTACTCAAAAGTACCACTAACTCAAAAGGAATTTATCATGTTTAGACGTTCAGTAAACAAAAATTCAAGCGCAAAGCGCTTCCGTAATCAAGTCCGAAGGACTAAAGGGGCGAACATTATGGCCGTTTCTAGAGGCGGAATCCGCCTCTAATGGCCTGTTATAAGCCCCTAACTGCTTATATATCTGCCCACCAAATTAACCAAAAACACGGAAATGCCTATCGCCGAGTTTCTTTTAAAGAAACCGACGAACACAATAGGCAAATCCAACTTCCATGCGGAAAATGCATAGGATGTAGGTTAGAAAGCAGTAGACAAAAAGCAGTTCGGTGTATGCATGAAGCCAAAATGCACGATGAAAACTCGTTCATTACGCTCACATACTCAGATCAAAATCTACCTCCAAACAATTCCTTAAGGAAGGCAGACGTACAAGCCTTCCTCAAAAAACTGCGTCATTATTGTTGGCGTAAGTACGGCAAAAAAATACGCTACTTCATGTGCGGTGAATACGGCGAAAATTTCGGCCGTCCGCACTACCATATCATCCTATTCGGCCACGACTGGGAGGATAAAAAATACAAGTTCACCAGCGACTCTAAATCTAGGGTCTATACATCTGAAACCCTAAATGAAATATGGGGTCTAGGTCTTACATCAACTGGGAACGTAACCTTCGAATCAGCGGCCTATGTCGCACGATACGTCATGAAAAAAGTAACAGGAAAACCAGCACCCGAACACTATGGCGAAATCATCGATGACACTACAGGAGAAATAAAATTAAAAAAAATACCTGAATACAACACGATGAGTTTAAAGCCAGGTATCGGGGCAACTTGGTATGAAAAATACAAATCAGACGTGTATCCAAGCGACCAGGTAATCATTCGAAACAAAGAAACAAAACCACCTCGTTACTACGATAAATTATTTAATCGCACTAACCCTCTTGAATTTGAAGCAATTCAGCACAATAGAGAAAAAGCAGCAAAAGAAAAATTCCAAGACAACACGCTCGAAAGGCTTCAAGTCAAGGAAAAAGTAACAGAAGCAAAACTCAACCTACTCAAAAGGAAACTAGCATGAAAAAAGTAATAGCGGCATACCGAGATTCACAAGCGGGCATCTTTGGACAACCAATCTTCGCACCAGCCCTGGGCGTAGTAATTCGCTCATTCACAGACGAAGTCAACAACAAATATGAAACCAACATGCTCTACCACCACCCCGAGGATTTCATCCTCTTTCACATCGGTAACTACGATGACAACTCAGGCCTTATAGAACAAATCGAACCAACGAAACTAATCTCAGGCCTAGAGGCAAAACTCCCCCCTTCAGCTAATAGGGAAACTACCTAATTCACGTTAGGCCAAAAAATATAATAGAATTAAACAACATGAAAGAAAGCGGTTAGGCGCTTTCTGAATGCCCCCTCGGGAGGAGACCTCGGTCGATCCCGAACCTACAACTTAACTACAAGGCTCGTCCCCTTATGTATCGCAATAAATCAGTAGATGCTCATCGTTTTTCGATGACGCCACGTGCAGAAATCCCACGTTCATCCTTCAATGTCCAAAAGACTCATAAAACTACATTCAATAGCGGAAATCTAATTCCGATCTATGTAGACGAAGTCTTACCAGGCGATACCTTTAACCTCAATATGACGGCGTTTGGCCGTCTTGCAACACCACTATTTCCAATCATGGATAACATGCATATGGATAGTTTCTTCTTCTTCGTACCCAATCGATTGCTATGGTCAAACTGGCAAAAATTCATGGGAGAACAAGAGAAACCAGGAGATTCAATTTCCTACATCATTCCTACTTGCACCTCCCCTGTCGGTGGTTACACCACCAACTCATTACACGACTACATGGGATTACCTACAGTCGGACAACTGGGTACAGACAAAACATTTACACACGCAAACTTATGGCCACGAGCATATAACCTCATTTGGAATGAATGGTTCAGAGACCAAAACTTACAAGATCCAGTTCCACATAACACGGGCGATGGCCCAGATGCGCCTTCAGATTACGTACTAAAAAAACGTGGTAAACGACACGACTACTTCACAAGCGCACTACCATGGCCACAAAAAGGCGGTCAAGCCGTAACTATGCCCCTGGGCGGTGAAGCACCAATCTTTGCTACTGGCGGAGTTCCCGCAGTGCCTTCTATTACCGCAAATGGCAATATGACCTTTAGCGGAAATACCTTAGCCCGCCGATCTGACCAATCTACTTCTATGGTCGAAGGTCAAGGCGGACAAGCTGGTACACCATTTACATATACAGG